CATTGCTTCATAAACAAAGTTTTTCTTAAACTCTATATTTTCTGTAAATAAATCAGCAAACTTCTTTTTTAATAATAGATTGTGATCATCGGCAGCTTTAAGAACTGTATCTTTATCAAAGGTGCCAGGAGCAACATCTCCAAGTTTACCTTTTTTTCTTTTAGTATCCTTATAAACTGTTCCACCAGATTTTTGTAAATCTACACCACCCATAAACTCACCAACTGTAGATGGCAACAAATTTGTTATTCCATCTTCAACTTCTTTTGCAAGATTGGTAAGATCAAAACTGGATGTATTTTCTACTGCTGTCCTATAGGTTGACATAGATTCATCAGGTCCACCAGACATGAGTTGTGAACTACCTTTTTTGAGTGACACTTTCCTATCACCAAGAACTATATCAGTTTTTGGAGTCCTATTACCACCTGTCCATTGCGGTGTTCCATCGGACCATTTTTTCTTAGTAATATCTCCAGTAGCAGCCATAAAACCACCTTTATTAGTTAAACCAATACCATCAATGATATGTTTACCTAAATCTAAAGCGGAATCAAACTTTTTCTGTGCATAAGGTTCTAATTTTGGATATACTTTTTTACCACTATCGCCACCAGCTGCGTCTACCAGAACATATTCCATTTCTTTTGCAGCATCAGTTGCGCTCTCATATAGTTTTTGAACTTTACCTACATGATTTACAGTAGATTCGTTTCTCGGCTTCAACTGTCTAATGTGTGGTTGCAAACTCATCAATGACTCCATATGTACAAATATTTTAACTATTTATACGATAGAGTATTTACAATGGTTTGTCAAGCACTATGTATAATGTAGGTAACTTCCCACGATATATTTTGGTTTCTTTGTGGGTTTCTCTCCACTATGTGGGTGTGTCCACATTGGAGGAAATACTAGCATATTACCTTGTTTGCATTTTGAAACCACATTATCTACCATTGTTTCTCCAGCTTCATTATCATTCAAATACAAAAAGAATACAAGAAATCTTCTAGCATTCTCGTAGCTTGAAACATCTACATGTCGAGGAAATTCGTCAATACCATCTGGCATATATCGCTTGATTTTAAAACTCTCAAATGCATGACGTTCTGGCCAAATTGGATCAAACTCTTCTTTATATTTTGTTATATATGGAAAACAAATATCTATAAGGTTTGCCATTTCAATTTTCCATCCTGACATATTTTTACGAAAGTCTATTTGTGTAAATGACATTTTATTATCTTGCATTTTTTCTTGATGTTCTGTATGTGCCTCAAATTTTTCAATCAATTTTATGCAAGTATCTTTGTCTAAAACATTTTCATATACTCTAACTAAATTATCCATACTTAAATTCATCTCCGGCCGCAGCGTCTAATTGTTCCATAATTTCTGGAGTGAAATATTTCTCAGGGTCATTATTAATTGTCTTACCAAAAGTCTTTGTTCCATCTGGCAATTCAATACGAGTTGATACTGATTTGAATATTTTGTATTTCAAAGCCAACTCTAACAGTCCATAGTATCTATCCAATCCACGCTCATACATAAGTCTAACATCAACCATCTTGTTTTCTATGGTCAATCGACTCTTGTGGTTCTTGCAGTGAATGATACTTCCAACAACCTCTGTACCTTCTTTCTCTTTCTTCTTACTCAAATAAACAATAGAGGATGCGGCGTATTTAAGTCCAGAGCCACCACCCATTTCCTTTTGAGGAAACATAGAACCTACCACATCATAAGTGTGATTTGTTAAAACCATCGGCACTTTGGCCCTTCCTAGTTTTAATGTCAGAACTCGAAACGCCGCTTTGAGAACCTGTGCCCGTGTCATGTCTCTCGTCTCTTTACCTTCAGCAGTATCCTCAACTTCCTTGGTAGTAGATAACATACCAAGTGAGTCGAGACACATAAACATGGGCTGTCGCTCAGATTCATCTGTTTCCATGTATTTGTCAAGCACCTTGAGAGATTGTGTGCGAAACTCCTGCACAGTAGTCACAGGCATCATCACCATACGCTTTGGATCAATTCCCCTGTCAACCACCATCTGTTTTGTAATTGCACTTTCACTCTCAAAGAATATAACACCCGCATTTGGATCACTATCGAGAAAACTCTTGACCATACCCATAAGAAAGAATGTCTTACCTGTTGCACTCTCTCCTGCAATAGCTGTAATCTTATTCGCAGGCAATCCCCCATGAACACTACCACTCAGCAATGCATTGAAAATATAACTTCCCGTATCAATAAAAGTAGAAACATCCCCTGCTTCTACACCGTCATCGACAATGCCTCCGTATTCATTTAACTTCGCAATGTCTCTCAAAAAATCACTCATCCAAAAAACTCCTCTAAACTACCTTGGACACCATAGCTGCTATCTAGCAACCAATTCATTTTATCTGTTATAACCTTTAGTGGTTCTACAAAACTTTTTTCATACTGCATATCATAGTCTATTTTACCAGCAATGTCAAGTTCCTTTGGTACTTCTGTCATAAAAGAAAAGGCAGAAGACTGAAATACATTTGGTTGCCGCAAATGAAGAAATCGTATCTTGTCACCTTCCTGTATCAATGGATACTTGTTATGCAACTTCTGTTTATTGACAAGATGGTTGTATAGGATTGCTCCCTTAACATGAATTGGAGCTCCTTTTGCAAACAACTGTGAATCACCACGAAACTTTTGCACACCATTGCAGCTTCTAGGATATGCAATATCCTCTGGTGGTAACTTCATAAACTCTTCCCGAAACTCTTGTATGAACTTATTTAGCATCTTCTCATCACCACTCATCATGATCTTCAAGGCCTGTTTAATCTTCTCTCGACAAGGTGCAGGCGTAGATGACTTGACTGCCTCTATACCCATGATCTTTAGATATGGTTCTTTGAACCTAACACCTTCCATGTCATGAACATTAAGGATATATCGTTTCTTAGCAGTCCAAATACCCTTGTCAGCAATAGCTTCTCTTGACATTTGCATCTTCTGTTCGTATGCATTCATCTCCTCAGCAAGATGTTGATAAGACCTATCAATAAATGGTTCCAACTTCTCTTTTGCAATCTTGTCCAAGAAGTTGACAATCTTTTCAGTCGGAGTTCCCTTCGGAAACAATTTAGTAACAAGTTTGTCAAAACTGATATAGGCAGAATCCGTGTCAGAAGCAATGACGTAATCCATATCTTTAGTTTCCAACAATTTGTTGAGATAAATGTTAAGACTCTTTTCAATCCATCGTATAGATAACTGACCAGCTGTTGTAATTGCTGTAGCAACCAACAGATCGTAATACCTAAACCAATTATTACCAATTGCACCGTAAGCGGAATTAAGAGAAATCTTCTTCGCCATTTGGATGTTATCGTATCGAGATATCTTCTTGAGTAAAGCGGTGTTGCCAGTATCTTCATACTCTTGTTTAGCTTCGAGCATAAGTTTCTTATATTTGACTCGATCATTATATACATTCTCCATTATTTCTGGCAAAAATCCTTTGACATCCTTACGAAAAAAAGCACCGTTTGGAGTCATACAATACTCCGTATCGTTCTTTGCTTTACCCGCAAGGATTTTATCCACCATTCCTTCAACCATGTCAGCTCCACCATTCACCAATGTCTCTGGCGAAATGTTATACTGCATGATAAGGTGAGGATACAAAGAGTTCAAATCAAAAGACATGACCCAGTTGTGCATACCCACCTGTGGGTCTTTTACATAGGCGCCTTCAAACTTTTCACTTTTCTCATGTTCCTTCTTTTGTGGAATAACAATATTCTTTTTGCGAAGGTGATTGTAAATTACAATATCCCAATATCGAACTTGACCAAGAACATCAGTCATATTTACCTTACCATCATATGCCATAGTCAGACACAATTCAATAAGACGCATCTTGTCTTCTAGCTTGTCCACAATCTCAACGTCTTGGATGTTGTATTCAATGAACGATTGATAGTCCTTCTGATACCATTCTTTAAATGTTTCGTATGGATTGCCTGCTTTACGTTCACCTAGTTCAACAAATGCAATGTGATCTAATGTATATCGTTCTTGGTTTGTGTATGTAAACTTGCGATATAGGTCAAAGAAATCTAGTGCAGCCACACCATAGATATTATAGACTTGATGTTTACGCCCCATCTGATAGACTTCACGTTCATGCACCTTACCCCAAGGAGATAATTTATTAATCATCTCTCCACCTAGAATTTTTGTAATTCGATTGCACAGATAGGGAATATCAAAGAACTCTGTATTCCAGCCCGTAATAACGTCTGGTTCAATCATAGACCAAGTGTCAAGAAACTTGAATAACAACTCTTCCTCATTCCGACATAGGCGATAGTCCACATCATCTCTACTATTCTCGAACTCATGAAGACCCCAGACAATAATCTTTTTGTTCTGGTGGTTCTTCATCGTGATTGACAACATAGGTTCAGCCGCATCCTTTGGATTTGGAAAACCGTTCTCACACTCCACCTCAATATCAATGGTCACGATACAGATTTGATCCTTATCCCATGGCACATCGCCGGGATATTCATCACCGATATAACAATAATTGTATTGAGTGTTACCAAACACAAGATTCTGTTTCTTGTGTGAGTCGTACCAATCCTTAGCCTCTGTAATAGAGTCGAACTTCTTAGGTAAGACATGCTTACCGTCTAGTGTTGTGTATCCAGTTGGTTCTGAAACGAGATTGAAAAGAGTTGGTTCATAACGAACCTTTCTCTTGATGCGTTGGCCATTCTCAACTCCTCTAACGAAGAGTTGATTGCCCCATTGAAGTACATTTGTGTAAAAGTCCATTATCAGACTATACCACCTTTATAGTTATTTGTCAAGGGTATATTAATCTATTTC